CTGCGCTGGATGATGGACAACATCTATATCCGTACCGACCCGGCAGGCAACATCAAAGCAGACAAAGAGAAATCCACAGAAAAGATAGACGGCGCAGTCGCCACCATCATGGGCCTCGATCGCGCTATCCGCTGTGGGAACGACAGTGGTGCTTCTGTTTATGACAGCAGAGGCATCCTCTTCATTTAGGAGGTGACCCAATGGGTATTTTCAGTGGACTTTTCAAATCCAGAGACCACCCCACCAACAGTACATCCGGCAGCGGCTACCGATTCTTCTTCGGAAACAGCACCTCCGGGAAGCAGGTCAACGAACGCTCGGCCATGCAGATGACGGCGGTCTATGCCTGTGTGCGCATCCTGTCCGAATCTATCGCGGGCCTTCCTGTCCACCTGTATCGGTATATGGATACCGGGAGCAAGGAGAAGGCGCTCACGCATCCGCTCTACCGGCTGCTCCACGATGAACCCAATCCGGAGATGACTTCCTTCGTGTTCCGGGAGACCCTCATGACGCATCTGCTCCTGTGGGGCAACGCCTATGCGCAAATCATCCGGAACGGTAAAGGCGAGGTCATTGCGCTGTATCCGCTCATGCCGAACCGCATGACAGTCGACCGGGATGAACACGGTCAGCTCTACTACAGCTACCAGATGAGTAACGAGGACGCGCCGACGATGAAGACCGGCACGGTCGTTCTGAAGCCAAGAGACGTCCTCCATGTTCCGGGCCTCGGCTTTGACGGGCTGGTGGGCTATTCGCCGATTGCGATGGCGAAAAACTCTATCGGTATGGCGATTGCCTGTGAGGAGTACGGCGCTAAGTTCTTCGCTAACGGTGCGACTCCGGGCGGCCTACTGGAATTCCCCGGCACGGTCAAGAATCCGGACGCCATCCGAGAGAGCTGGCACAAGGGCTTCTCCGGCAGCAATTCTCATAAGATTGCCATTCTGGAGGAAGGCATGAAGTACACGCCTATCTCCATCTCCCCGGAGCAGGCGCAGTTCCTTGAGACCAGAAAATTTCAGATTGACGAGATAGCTCGAATTTTCCGAGTGCCGCCCCACATGGTCGGTGATTTGGAAAAGTCGAGCTTTTCCAATATCGAGCAACAGTCTCTGGAATTTGTGAAGTACACGCTGGAGCCGTGGATAGTCCGCTGGGAGCAGTCCCTGAACCGGTCGCTCCTGTCCGAGACGGAGAAGGCGACGTTCTTTGTCAAATTCAATGTGGACGGCTTGCTGCGCGGCGACTACCAAAGCCGGATGAGCGGCTATGCCACAGCCAGACAGAACGGCTGGATGTCCGCCAATGACATCCGGGAGCTCGAAAATCTCGACCGCATCCCGCCTGAGCTGGGCGGTGACCTGTATCTCATCAACGGCAACATGACCAAGCTGGCGGATGCCGGTATCTTCGCGGCGACTTCTGCTGCGGGAAAGGAGGAAGATTCCGATGAAGAAGTTTTGGAAGTGGAAGAATCAGACGGTAATGAATCAGGAAACGAAGGAGACGGCGCAGGAACGGA